TCGCTGTACATTGACTACGTCTACCTAGACACGGAGGAGCGCCGCCGCTTCGCCCAGCAGTCGCACGAGTACCTGATTGACCAGCTCCAGTTCACGGGCGACGAGACGGTCACGGCCTCCTCGAACAAGATCCAGATGAACTTCAACCACCCCGTGAAGGAGCTCATTTGGGTCGTCCAGCGCGACTCGTTCGTTGACTGCAACGCCCCCCCGACGCCGTGGATCATGGAGGCGCTGGGCCAGCAGCCGTTCAACTACTCCGACGACTGGTCGACGGAGGGCATCGTGACGGCGGTCCTCGGCCGCGGCGCCCTGGCGACCAACACGAACGCCGGTGCGGTCCCGACGTTCTCGGTGTCTGCCGGTGCGGGTGCGGGTGTCCCCGGCTTCGCGTACGCCCAGTCCCAGATCGGCGGCCTCGGTGTCGCGGTCAACGCCGGCCTCTCGACGGGCTCGGGCATCTACCAGCTGGACGGCACGGCCGGCGACGACAACTTCTTCGAGGGCACGACGAACTACCTGCTCGCCAAGGTCATCCTCGCCTCCAACGTCAAGTGCGAGGGCAAGAACCCGGTGGAGGTCGCCAAGGTACAGCTCAACGGCCAGGACCGCTTCGACGAGCGCGAGGGCCGCTACTTCGACAAGGTGCAGCCGTGGCAGCACCACTCGCGCACGCCGTCCGTGGGTGTTAACGTGTACTCCTTCGCGCTCAAGCCCGAGGAGCACCAGCCCAGCGGCACGTGCAACTTCTCGCGCATCGACAAGGCCACGCTCAACCTCACGCTGTCCGTCAACACGGTCCAGCAGCAGCGCACGGCCAAGGTGCGCATCTACGCCGTCAATTACAACGTACTCCGCGTGATGAGCGGCATGGGGGGCCTCGCGTACTCGAATTAATAAATTGGGTACTCTTTCTAATACTCGTTTACGGGTAGTTGTTCTAGTAAACATATAACCAAAATGGATACTTTTTTAAACAAGACTGACGTTTGTCAAGCTCGTTTAATGGAGACAAACACACAGTGTAAGGCGATAATGTCGCAGGGTGAGAAGAGGGGAGAACAATGCTGGAGACCTCAAAAAGATAACGGGTACTGCGGTAAACATCAAGGTGTCGCAATACTTGAGAAAGGCGTATCGGAAGGTCTTCACAAATGTTCTACTTACCGTTGTAGTGTTCTGCTAGCAGACGGAATAAAGCATTGTGACACCTGTATTCGTGAAAAAGACGCTGATTCGAACGAAAAAACGATATGTCGAGGTCGAATAACGCAGGGCTCGAACAAGGGCTCACAATGTGACAAAGAAGCTTCAACACCGGAAGGGTTCTGTGGGAAGCATACACTCAATATAATTGTAGAGAAGGCTTCGGACGAAGGTCATCGCATTTGTGACGACGGCAAGCGGGCGTGCAAGAAGTACACGATTGACGGAAAGGCGAAGTGCGAGGACTGTCTTGAAATAATTCGAGTTAAGGAGAACGCAGAACATACGGCATTACGCGAATCTGGCAACTGTTTGGGATGCGGGGAAGAACTTTCAGAAACAATAGGAGGGTTTCGCGCAGAAAGTGTACAACGATGTAGCAGTTGTTACGAAAAATTAAAAGATATAGAAAAGACTCGTATTCGCGAACCACGAAATTACCGCATGGAGTCAAAGGGTAATATTAAACGTTATTATTCTGATTATGAAGTGAGTGCACGTAAGAGGGGACTACTGTTTGACCTGGAGTTTGAAGCGTTCTCTGAATTGGTTTCAAAACCATGCGAATACTGTGATGCTCTGTCTGAATGCGAGGTGAATGGTATAGATAGAGTGAATAACGACTTCGGTTATGTACTTGAAAATGTGGTGCCCTGTTGTAGCACCTGTAATAAAATGAAGTGTGATTATACACTCGAAGAATTCAAGCAACATATAATTCGAATTTATGAGAAGTTGTCCATCATGAAATTACCAACCATTACAGTTGCGACAGTTCCGGAATTAAAAAATAGAAGTTACAAGAGACCCAAAGAAATACTAGTGTACTATTCAAAAGGCAAATTAGAAGAGTATATAGATTTATGCAAGCGAGATGGTAGGTCACCTAGTATGCTACGAAAACTGACTGATTTGTCTAAACTTGTTCTTACAGAACACAAAGCAAGAGACTACATAAAGAACATACTAAAATCCGAAACAAAGACGGGGGAACTCCAACGAAAGAACATATGTAAGAAAGAAATGTTTGGGTACCTCAAACTTGGGAACGTATCTGCGTGTGTAGACCATTACGAAAAAGTCCACGGAGTCCCAGACGGGTTTCGGGAGGACATGCAGTCTCTCGTGGGCGAACATACGGAAGAAAAGGAGTTCCATCGCATATTGATCAAGTATCAAAATCGGAGAAATGGTTGAACCATTAACATGTGAGGAATAGGTTAGAAGAATTAAATAACGGTCCCGGAAACGGGACTCAATACAGTTCGTATACGCGAAATGTATTGATTTAGACCAGTTGTGGGTTGGTATACAAACAAAGATTATGGAACTAGACCGGCTATACGAGAAGTACGGAACAAACAAGCTGTGGCACGGGTACGGTTCCTTTTACTCGAAGTTGTTTGATGCCTCAAAGAACAGCATACAGAACTTTTTGGAGATTGGAATTGATACGGGTGCTTCGCTAAGGAGCTGGAGGGACTATTTTCCCAACGCGACAGTCTATGGTATAGATATCCTGTACCGTGATCCGACAATTCTAGAGGAACCGAGAATAAGGTGTGCACTCGCCGACCAGTCTGATGATGTACAACTCAAAAACACGATGAACACGTGGGGAAATCCGGTATTTGATTCTATTGTAGACGATGGAGGACATACAGTCAAGCAACAGAGGGTGAGCATAGAATACTTCTGGCCATTTCTAAAACCAGGTGGGTATTATATCGTAGAGGATCTACATACCAACATACCAAACATGAAGTTTATCCACCCGCACTTGAATGCCCAGTCTGGCCATATCGATGAAACTCCGACAATTCACGAGAAGATTTATTATACTATGTCGGGATCAAAAGACCAGTTCTCGTTCGGTGTCGCCGATATTGCTGAAATTTACTATTTCAATACCCCCAACAAGCTCAGTCTTTCGTGTGCGTTCAAGAAGACTGAAAACTGATTCTCTCAACAAACAATGCAGCTTTGCGTTGTTGTTGCGAGATACAACGAAGACGTATCATGGACAAAGCAACTACTAAATGTCGTTATCTACAACAAGGGACTTCCTCTTGCCGGTATAATTCAGCTTCCGAATATAGGTCGTGAATCTCATACCTTTTTCAAATACATATGCGATAACTACGAAACCCTTTTCGAATACACTGCCTTTTTACAGGGGCATCCGTTCGACCACTGTCCAGACGTGTTACATCAACTGTCTACCCTAACGTCGACACTGCCGTTTGAATTTAAGTATTTGGCCAAAGATGTGGCTGTGACGAACCCCATGGTAGATGTATTTTATCCTAGACTCAGGATGGTTGAGACATATTTAAAAACGTTTGGATACGCCCCAGATCCTGACATGAAAATAGAGTTTGGTCTTGGAGCACAGTGTATTGTTTCGCGAAACGCAATTCGCAAGCGACCACTATCGTTCTACCAACACATTCTCACTCAGTTCGGTGATTATCATTATAAAAATCTAGATGAATCGGCACGCCTGAATCGTCTTGAACCATGGACATTTGAGCGTTTGATGAAAGAGATCTTCGTAGGAGCGGAGTATTAATACAAACATGCTCATTCAAAAGGAGGAAATACTTAATGAGTGTAAGAAACGGGGTATCCAATTTGTTGGTGCCCTTCATATCGGGGCACATGATTGTGAAGAGCAGAATGTTTACCGTCATTTTGGTATCCCCGATAGTCGGGTTATTTGGATCGATGCACTGCAGGATAAAGTTGAACAGGCAACTCGGAGAGGAGTGTCGAATGTATACCAGGCAGTTATATCCGATAAGGATGATGAAACTGTAACATTTTATCGGACGAACAACGATCAGTCTTCCAGTATTCTTCAGTTTGGGACGCACTCGACGCATTACCCGTGGTGTGTCGTAACAGGACAGACACAGCATCAAACTATCACGATTGATACGTTCATGGAAAGGCATGGTCTTGATTCCTCAAACTACGATTTCTGGAACTTTGATATTCAGGGTGCTGAATTGAAGGCACTATTGGGAGGTAGCAGGTCCATACATCACGTAAAGGCATTGTATCTCGAGGTGAATCTAGAAGAGGTATACAAGGGATGCCCGACTATTCATGAGCTGGATATATATCTTCTCGGCTATGGATTTGAAAGGACGCTGACTAGGACAGTAAAAGAGGGATGGGGTGATGCTCTATACCTGAAAAAGTAGTTACACGAACCCCAATTGAAAATACAAGATGAAAATTTACCTGTTACAAGAAGGAATGCATCATAAAAATCTTGAATCTATACGAAATATGGCGAGATTCAATAATGCAGAGTTGGTGGAAGGTTGTGACCCACGGGGTGTAGACGATTCGTTTGATTACGTTATGTGTAATAATCGGTATATACCTCCCGAAGCATTCCCATCAAAGACGTGTAAGATTATTTATGGACCACAGTTCGTCGGAGTACCGCCCATTCCATCCAATCATCCGGTTTGTTCGCATAAACCAAATCCACGAACGGTATCGAACGCCCTTTCTCCTTGGGTTCGTGATTTGTTCAAACGACTGATTCCTGTTATACCTCACGAAGATAGACCTTTTGGGATCGATATGTCAGCAAACACACAAGTTGGGCCGAACAGATCCAATATTGTTGTATACTACAAGAATCGTCATCCGGACCAGTTTCATTATGTCTTGAACGAACTCGCGAAAAGGAACGTAAAACCAGACGTGTTTTACTATGGGTCTTATCAGGATCATGAATTCAAGAATACACTTGAAAACGCGAAGTTTGTAATTTGGGTAGGCTGTCACGAATCGCAGGGGTTTGCGTTCCAGGAAACACTGGCGAAAAATGTTCCAATCCTTGTATGGGAAGTTCGTTCGATGTGCGATGAATTTAATCGCGGTAATCAGGTGTATTTCGACGATACTTGGCTGGCCAACACTGCTTCTTCCTGGTCTGATGAATGCGGTCTTCGGTTCTGGGATCAACATGAGTTCCCAGACAATCTATCATACATGATAGAACACTACTCGAACTTTACTCCCCGGGAATTTATTGAGAGAGAACTATCCCTGGGTCCGACGTTCCGGAAGATGTTCCCACAGTAACTGCTTAAACTCCTCCAAAAACTGGCGATTGTCTTTGATATGAACTAATTTATCCGAAAGTTCATACCGCAGGCATCCATAAGCGTCCGTGTAATGAGTATACGGATCAAAGAACGCGAACCCGCTCTGTTCGCAGAGAGCCCGTAGTGATTGGTTCAGTTTCTTTGTATACCTAACCCGTTCGTCATCCGATCCGACAAATGGAAACTCGTGAAGAATAGGTCCGTTTATCGATTCGTAATCGGACTGCTTCGTTGGAGGAATAACCGCAACGACTATAACGAGACGATGGTCTTTTACAGATGTCCGAATAGCGTGAATATACCTGTTGGACAATTCGTTGATTACGTCGTCTTCGTTACGTCCAAGATTGATCTGTCTACGAACGTGGCACCTACAGTCTACTTCACCGTACGCGAAACATAGAATGCTCTTATCATTATGCGTGTTGTGGTTAAAATTAGGTATACTGGTGTCCCTTCCCACCCGGAACATAGTCACCGATGACGAATATAGGTTTTGATGGGGATACTGTAGTGAAGTAAAACTAAAACTCGCATGGCTATCTCCGTATAAAAATATCATTAGTTTGTGTATTTAAAGAGTTGCGTTCGCATAAATAGAAATGGTTAACGCGTGCATTATTACATCTATTCTCCGCACTCCCGACACTCCGCTATCGTATACTAATACTCGTAGTGTATACACACCGAAAGAACGGTTTGAACAGACAAAGAAGACAATTCAAAGCATTCGCGATCATATCCCCGACACCCATATCGTACTTGTAGAGTGTAGTAAACTCTTGGACGAAGAAATTGACTACTTTAAGTCCAATACCGACCATCTTATAAATCTGTATGACGACGATTGGTCGCGTAATGCGATCTATAGCACGTCCAAGTCTTTTGGAGAGTGGGCTATGATGAAGAGTGTGTTCCACTATATACTGAACTGCAATATTCAGTTTGAGTCGGTATATAAGATATCTGGAAGATACTGGATAACCGACAGGTTTGATTATACAGTGGTTCAGCGAGAACGTAACACTGCGTTAAAAGTTCCACATGGAGGGATATCAACGCGACTCTATAAGCTTGACTTTAGTTCCATTGTGATTTTCAATGCATTTTTGGAGTCAAAGGTATCCGACATGCTGAAGTTCAAGTCGTTTGAAGACTTATTTAAAGAATTCCTCATCACTCTTCCGCAAAATAACGTGAAATATCTACACGTTATAGGCGTTGCAGGTAATATCGCGGTAGACGGATATCTTATTGACGAGTGATGTAATGTCTACGTAGCTGTTCAACATCCTGCTTCGCCCAATTGAATGCCGACCGATGGTGAATACGATGCCCTACAAGATCCTTCCCGATATTGTAGAGTTTCTTACCGGACAGCGCTATTTTCATCCAGAGTTCGTAGTCTTCAACCCCGTTGTATGTTCCAGTCCACTGACTGTTTTCCCTCCGAATCAGACAACTGCTGTTAATGATTGGGTTGAGCATTGCGAGGGTTGAAGGAGCAATGTACCCTGCTGGTATGTTTGGTGCGCCACTCAATTCTCCAAAATAATGACAGAATGTTCCCACGACTGCGGTGTCTGGATGTAGAGAGGGCAGGATACCTACCTGCTCTTCTAACTTTGTGCGTGCCCACGTATCATCTACATCCAGAAGGGCCACCCAATCCGTTGAGACATGCGTCATTAAATCATTCAGACTATCTGGTTTTCCCATTGTTGTCTGGACAAAGACTCGCACCCGGAGATCTCCTCCGGTAACGTTCTGGATTGTTTGGAGAATCGGCGATGGGTCGGGATGACCGTTAATACCAATCAAGAGTTCCCAGTCGGTGTGTGTCTGCTTACATACGGTTAGATAACTCTCCTGGAAAAACTCAATTCCATTATAGATCGGCATTAGTACCGAAATTTTCATGAATGATTTGTTTATTCATACTATGGGTATACATTTAAAGGGTTACCGATCTTAAGAACAAACATGACCTCACACAGAAGCATTCTCACCCGTAAACACAACGTGAATTCTCAAAATGGAGAAGACGGAATAATTGAATTTATTTTTAAACGTATGGGAATAGTCACTGGTACATTTGTCGAATTTGGTGCGTGGGATGGAAAGCACTTATCAAATACCTACAATCTGTTTCTTAATGGATGGAATGGTATATATATTGAAACAGATCGGAGTCGTTATATTGATCTTACAACTACATTTCGGGAGCACCGAGATCGTATTGACTGTGTAAATGCCCACGTTGGGTATACTGATACCGACAATCTTGATACATTGATTGAAACATATTCTACCAAGAGGAATTTCGACCTTGTCTCGATAGACGTTGACGGTCTAGACTACTTTATTTTTGATAAGATGACCAATTATCTCCCTAAGGTCGTGTGTATCGAGGTGAATGCGGGTCATCACCCAGACTATTCCGAACTTGTTCCGATGAACGTAGCATCCGACAATGTTGGGCAGAGTCTTCATGTAATTTCAACTCTTGCGGATTCAAAGGGATATTTCCCACTCTGTTATACCGGGAATCTGTTTCTAGTAAAAAAGGAGTATCTACCTCTTTTCGAAGATGTCGTGCGCCCACTTTCGGATATGTATACAGAGTTTCTTACACACCTTGGGTATGACGGCGTTCTTCATCTTAAAAATACATTTGTTCTGGGTAAGACATACAATAATTTTTTGTTCAAGAACGACATTCTTGAAAAGTTCTGCCGCAAAAACAATATATAATCCAATCTATTTACGCTTTCACTTCTTAGACATATAATGAATTCGGGAACAACCGTAGTCACTGCGTTTTACAGATTCGGAAAATCGAAACATACCGACCAAGAATATTCCCAATGGATCAACAACTTTTTTCAGTGTACTACGAGCCCTGTGGTCTGTTTTGTTGAGAGTGCTGTACCGTTTCGTACATACAATGCTCCTAATCGTACATTCGTAGAAATGCCGTTTAGTGCGTATGATCTTACGACGCCCGACTGGATTGAAAAGTGGAAGAAAGAATTGAATCACGATCCCGAAAAGGCTATACATTCGTGGGAATTATATGCCGTATGGGGGTTGAAACAGGAGTTTGTCCATAGGGCCATTGGTATGAACAAATACAATAGTACCTATTTTGTGTGGTGCGATATCGGTTGTTTTCGTGAACCGAAAAACTTTCTGACCCCTCCTCGGTTCGCAGAGATCACACCCTCGCGCGTCCCACCGGGTCATATCCTCATCCTGAAAATTCACGAAATTGATAATAGCACGCACATTGGCGGGGGAGTTCTCGCGGGAGATATGAATGCCTGGCGTAGTTTTCGCGAAGCGTATCTCAACACTCTCCATCGATTTATGGAACACAGATTATTCTACGGTAAGGACCAGACAATATACCGTTTCATGCTAGAACGTAAATATACTCAATTTCACGTGGTTGAAACGTCCGGCGAATGGGGAAGGGGGATCAAGTATCCAAAATTTAGTTCACGTTGGTTCTACTTAACCGAGTATCTATCGACAATGTAATAGTCGCATTCATAATAATAATATAGAGTACAATGCCGTACCGGACAAACTCGTGGTTGGATGTATCCGTGTTTCCAGAAACATCAAAAAACGTCTACTTTGCTGTGGATCATCCGTATGCTGTAAGGGATGATACTACTGATCTATTTATCGGTCTCCAAGCCGAACCGGACGCAATCTCTCACTACCGTCGAATGTTTATAGACAACCACAAGAACTTCGACACCATACTTGCCCATGATGAAGAAATTCTGAAAGCCTGTCCGAATGCTCGTCAGTATGTTTGGGGAACATCGTGGATATCTTCGTCAACATACAACGCAATCGACATATCTAGAAAGCAGCGCAAGATATCCTGTTTGACGGGGATGAAAGAGTTGACACCCGCTCATACCTACCGCAAAATGCTGTATAAAACTCAATCATCTCTCTTCAACAGGTTCCTACCAATTACGTGGTTTCGTTCATCGAATGGTCCCGCTCTTCCAAACTTCGGAAACAATCCAATCATCGGAGACTTCAAGGACCCGCTTTTCTTAGACTACCAATTCTCAGTTGCTATTGAAAACTGCCGGGAAAACAACTACTTTACCGAAAAGTTGATTGACTGCCTTCTAACAAAAACCATCCCAATATACTACGGCTGTCCCAATATCTCTACCTGGTTCGACACTCGTGGATGGATTATACTCGAAACTATGTCTATCCAAGAGTTCCGGGCGAAGTGTTCCAAACTACCGGTATATTCAAACTATATAAATATCATCAACGAGAATTTTGAAAGAGCCAAGCAGTGTATACTTCTCTCGACCAATCTTCAGCGGGTCATGAACTTTGGGGTAGCCACGCGAGAAAGTGGCGATTGAACAATAGCAGCTAAGCTTGTTTTGGACCCGAATGTAGATGATCGTCGAAACATTCTTTCGGCTTTCATAAATAGATCGTTGTAATTCAGTATTCCTCCCTGAATATTACTATACCCTGATGCCTGGGCAGCCATGAAAGGTGTAACAATTTTTATTCGAAACTGCTGGTAGATATAGACATCAATCTGGGGAGCCTGTACGTGTTTCCATTCAATCATCTTGTCGTACGCAGACGAGTTGTACAGAATCCAATGAGTTGTGAACCCAAACGGCAGATCGTATACATTTACATTGCGAGTTGAAAGACCTTCATTCAAGGTTGACCCCTTTTCTACGTTTGTGGTTCCCCCGGTGACTATATCCCACTGATCCTTATTCAGGGAGAGTTTATAAAGAACTTCATTCCAAAGATCACGCACCTGTGTCGGTGTATGATTCAAAGGGGAACAATCATCTTCCCAGACCAAAACGTACGGATCTCCACGCGTCTTTGCCTCCTCAACGGCCTTTACATGAGAAAGACCACACCCTATCCATCCCGGCGATGCTGTAACCGCAGTGACCCTTGTGAGAGGAAATACCCCCTTCCAGTCCCGATTGATTGATGTCCAACGATCGGGTCTGGAATCTAAATTAATAACGTAAGGACTCGCCATACCCAGTTATATTTACTGAATATTTTTCAGTTGTTCTTCTGTTCGCTGAAACATATGCTGGTAATCAACGTCAACGGCTTCAACATCGCTGAATCCAGATATCTGCTCTGCTAAAAAGGGCATGACTACCTTGATACGAAAGTGTTGAAACATGTAGACATCAATCTGAGGATTGCGCACTGTTTTCCATTCAATCATCTTGTCGTATGAAGAGTTGTTGTAAAGAATCCAGTGCGTAGTAAATCCGTGCGGGAGATCGTATACTTTTACGTTAGGAGTTGATAGCCCTGGATTCCGAGTTGCGCCATTATAAGCTGCTGATGTCGCTCCCAGGACAATATCCCATTGATCACGGTGCTCAATCAGTTTGGGGAGGACTTCTTCCCATAAAGCCCTAATAGCACGAGGATGACGGTTTCGGGGAGTACAATCATCTTCCCAGACCAAAACACGGGGATCACCCCGTGCCTTCGCTTCCTCGCACACCTTAATATGTGAAAGGGCGCACCCTACCCATCCAGGCGACGCTTCAACTGCCGATACACGCGTAAGATTAAACACGCCCTTCCATTCACGTTCTAGATCCGCCCACCGATCTGTTCGCCGGTCTAAGTTGATGACGTACGGTTCGGCCATTTAGACTTAAACGTCGCAGTATCATTAAATGACTATCGTCGTTCCGTACCTCATGGGAGGGCTTGGAAACTGGTTGTTTCAAGTCGCCGTCGCTGTTATGTGGGGAGGAAATAATGCTGTACTATCGCCCCTTCACTGTGCAAGATCTCCGCATTCACCGATCGATTATTTCACGACAATTTTCCAGAAGTTTTCGCGTGGTTCAGTCAACCTTCATCTTCACCGAGTAGAAGAACGTCCAAAATTACATCCCTTTGCATCTCCTCCTAAACTCACTACGAACACCCTATTGTTCGGCTACTTTCAACACTGGAACACTATCCCCACAGGATTCCGAGATATGCTCGTGTTTGAGAATCCGGCCATTCTCGCGAAATATCCAGGTCTAAAAGATACCTGTTTCTTACATGTCCGCGGAGGAGATTATATTGGTCACTGGCTCCACGACGTCGGTCTTGGGAAAAGGTACTATCCATCCGCGATTCAATCGATGAAAGATGCTGGTATAACCAAATTTTCAGTATTCACGAACGATAAGGACTACTGTGCACAGCAGGAGTTTCTTAAAGATATAGACTACACCGTCATTGAAGAGAACGAACTTGATTCTCTCTACTTGATGACCGAGTGTAAAGCAGGAATCACCGCAAACTCATCGTTTTCATGGTGGGGCGCATACCTCAACCCAAACCGTCGAATCTGTGTTCCCGGGAGGTGGTTTAATGACCTTGAATACTGGAATGACGGGTATTTTTTCCCCGGAACTTATGTTCTCAATGTATAATTCATGGAGAATATGCGCGGGTGTATTCTCATTATCAGCTGTTACGCATCCAAACGGGTTCCACAACTCACTTGGATACGAAACATTCCACCTACTGTAGATTACGTCATTGTACGTGGAAACCCCGATCTTTCAGTACCTTTTGACTACAATCCTTCAACACACGAATGCGTACTTCGGTGTTCCGATATGTACGATGGTCTTCCTCAAAAAATCAGGGCAGGGCTACAGTTCGTGTATACGCAGTTCAACCCTTCTTTTGTCTTCAAAATTGACGACGACGTACTTCTCGATATGACACAACTCTTGAAAATAACAGAAACGAAGGATGAGTATGTCGGACGAGTTACCTACAATTACTGTCCATCGGTAAATCTCAGTATTCTCTATTGCGGTGGTCCAATCTACTACCTGTCTGCGAACGCTCTAAAACTTCTTCAGACTATGGACGACACCGTGTTTTGTAGTGAGGATGCTAACATTGGCTGGCATCTCACGGCCGTACACTCGATTCCAATTCATAATGTACATTTGTATACGGACGATATACGAGACGCAGAGACGTTCATCGCGTATCACGACAAGAATCGTGTTCTATTCAAATCGCCTACGCCTACGCCTACTCCAAAACCATATAAATTTAGTTTTATGAGACGTTGATCCCAAAAAAATAAACCTTTTTACCTTTTTGTATTTGCTGTTTAGGATTTAGGGTTGCCTACATCTAGTTTACGCCTTCACCTCCGTCTTGAGGAAGTGGACCTTCAGGAACGACTGGAGGTTGAGGTACGTGACCGTGTCCTTGTCCGTCACGCGGAGGAGGCGGGAGAGGACACCGTCGGGGATGATGTGGCGCTTGTTGGAGGGGTCAAAGCACGAGTGCGTCTTGACGTAGTTGGACACGAACTTCGTGACCTCCGTCTGCGAGCGCTGCGAGCCGGCCGGGAGCTGCATGAACGCGCACAGCTCCGTGGACAGGCCGCGGGGCTTCAGGAACGCGTTCTTCGAGCGGCGGAGCTCCCACGCGGCCTTCTCCTCGGCCGTCATGTCCGCAACATCCTTCTTGACGCGGCGCTTCTTGCCGGCCTCCTTCACCTGCTTGGCCGAGGCCTTGGCGGCGAGGAGCGTGTCGGCGATGATCTCCTTCAGCTCGTTGGAGAGGCGCGTGCGCACCTCGCGCAGGCGCTCCACAATGGCGCCAATCGAGGCGGGGGCAGCGGCCTCCGTGGCCACACCCTCCGTGACGGGCGACGGGGGTAGAGCGGGCGTCGGGGCGGCGACCGTCGGGACAACGACCTCCGTCTTGGCGGCGGGCGCGCGGCCGCGGGCAGCAGCCTTGGCGACCTTGGGCTCAGCAACTACGGCGGGGGCGGCGGCGGACTCGGCCTTGGGCTTGGCGGCGGCGGGCTTCTTCGCGGTCTTCGGGGCATCGGCGTTCATGTTTACAATAGAGGCAGACGGCTTTGAGGACATTTCTAACGCGGGTTATGTATACTATGGGGTCCCAGCCCGTAAACCCCTATCAAGTTGGAAATATTCACTTTTATTCACGGCGACAGGTTAGCAATGATCAATGGCTTCTTCTCTAGACTCAAATAGCCCGATCAGTTCGTCTTCGAAGAATACTGCCCACTTTGAAGGAACCGGTACGTAAACAACGCTGTAATTACCAACGGTAATCGTGTCTGATTCATTTGTTCGAGTCGACATACTCTCGGTGGATGAATCTTCCTTTTTCCTAACACCTGCGCTTCTGTTTGTCCATTCTAGGTTTCCCACTGAGTTATCGTGCGTGTCTGAATTCTTGTGGCGTATATACTTTTTCGAGTCTGGATTCGGGATGAATGCCTCCGCAACAACATACTGTACGTTAATATCCGAAATGCCGTAACACACCCGATGAAATCGTCCAAAATGTTTTGGTTTAATGTCGTACCCGGTTAGGGCGGACCTTACCCTGCCATGAGTCGATACGAGGATACGGGTGTCTTTTGGATACTGCTTCCATACCTCCTCTGCCTCACCCATTATGTTGGGTTGAGGTTATTTTTTTCCAATGAAAGACTCTCTATCTTGGCGTTGATGAGTGCTAGTTTTGATTCAAGCTTCTTCTTCTGATCTTCAAGGGGTATCGCGGCGGCCATACGATCAATATACATGGATTGGTGGTACTCCTTTCGTAAACTATCCCGGCGCCTCATAGCTTGCTTACGGTATTCTTCTGATGATAGGTGGGCTAGATCGGCAAACTTACGTTCAGGCATCCTATTATTAACATCCACCGAGAAACTCTAAGCCGAAAAAAAGTTATCAAGTTAACTGGTTAACTGTCCAAAAACAAAAGTCCCAGCCATAATTCTTTTTGAAATCCCAGCCTAGGTGAAGTTTAGTGATTCAACGTTGTTAACCAGTTAACCAGTTAACCTGATAATTTTAGACCCTGATTTAATTTTGAAGATACTCAATTAATTCAGTGTTTTCGACAAAAAATTGGATACCATTAACTACGAATATACGCAAGATGTATATTGGTCTTAGGGTATTTGGTATTATCTACAATTTGACGGATAATTCCTTCCAATTTTAAGGGGGGGGGTAAAGTGAATCGCAAGTATACGGATCGTTTGATCGGTATTCTTGGGATGAATATTAAAAAAATCAATCGAATTCGGGAAGAATGACGGCAGATGATCGGTTGTAGGCGGTGATAATGTAGTACGCCAGTTCACTTGGCGCATGGACATCGAAGAGGGCTGATAGAAGCAGGCTCGCGATATCACTGCTGAGTAAAGTCATGGATTCGTATGAGTGCATACCGTTTCTCATATTTTTCAGCCAGCTGTGGTATTTGTAGACGATAGGGTCGGAAGTGTGTGAATACCACCACCGCGTATCTTCGGTGAGCGTGTTGATCATGAGCAGCATGTGAGGATAATCGAGGGAGATGAAGTTTTCATGATGGATCTCGTATTCCTGTTCGCGCAGGATCTGGGCAATACGTAACCACCGATTATCCCGACGCTCAATTCGAGTCATGAGGGTTTGTTGTCCGTCGTGATATATCGGCTGTCCGTGTTTCCGACGATAGATATAGAGTTTGCGTAGACGTCGGGTGTCGTCTTTCGAGAGTAGGGTACGCGTATACGGATTCCGGATATCGAGTTCTTTCTGCGACCACTGAATCATCGAGCGCTGATCGAACCACCAGACTTTCCCGTCTTCTTCGATGGAAAAATAGTCATGAGGATGGACTTCAGTCTTACCTTCGAGCGTCACGATCTCATCGTCGTTGTGGCACAGAGATCGTCGTAGAACACCTAGACCTGCGAGTCGGAGGGGTAATCTTGTAATAAATCCACGACAGTGAGCCTGGAAAAGAATCAGTCTACGAAGAAGAGATGGGCGGGATGAGATCCACGCATTGGGTTTCTTACATCGCATATGACGGCCGCAGTAGGCTAGATTCGTCAGTGATTTTGATTCGCATCGGTCGACCGATGTTTTATTTTTACATGCGAGACAACTCATTCTATTATCTTCTTACAAGCGAATGATACGAAAATCAAATTGGGAGAAAGGTCCGATACGGAAACATGAGGGCAAAACGGATCGGACGGAATCCAAGAAATAGGAAAGCACAACCCAAAGAAAAGAAATGTCCGCCCCAGCTGTCGTCAACGTCTGCAAGATCAATGCTTCTGATATCCAGTTCTCCGAGCCCAAGCGTAACAAGCAGGGTGGTGTCTCGGTCGCATTCAAGTACAAGTCTCAGAATGTTCAGTTCCGTTTCCCTCAGTTCGGATTCCCCGGTGGCTGTCTCGTGAAGGAGAACGAGAACAAGGATGGCAGCATCACCACTTCCTACACAATGTCCGCATCGCTACAGGGTTGCGACCCGTATGCCCAGACGCCTGCGGCGGGTACAGACGACGTATCCAAGGCGTACAACTTCCTGCGCGAGTTCCAGGAGGCGGTGATTCAGTCGGCGGTCACTAACTCTGCAGCGTGGTTCGGCAAGAAGCGCGGCGAGGAGTCGATCCGTGATTCGTTCAACAAGTTCCTGAGCGTGTCGGTGGACAAGACGAACGACGGCTGGGTCCCGAACGGCAAGTACCCGCCGTCGCTCCGCTTCAAGCTGCCGGTGTACGACGGCAAGGTGTCGATGGACGTTATCGATGCGAATGAGAACGACGTTGTAGTCCAGCCGTCTGGGCTACAGGATGCGTTCCCGAAGGGCTGTACCGCCAAGATCGTGGCGAGCGGCAGCATCTACGTGATCGGCCAGGGCTTCGGTCTGACGTGGAAGCCGTCGTACATGCAGGTATCCCAGCGCAAGCGTCAGACGGCGCGCGATATGTTCAAGGACGACGAGGACGACGGCGAGGCGCCTGTCCCTGTACCCGGTGGTGCTAAGGCCGCGCTTGGCTCGGACAATGAGGACGAGGAGGAGGAGGAGGGTGACGAGGAGGCACCCGCTTCTGCGCCCGCACCCACACCCGCCCCGGCGCCCGCACCAACGCCGACGATCGTGGAGATCTCTGAGTCTAAGGCTCCGGCCGCCAAGAGCAGCGGTCGTCGTAAGGTAGCACCGTAGGCGCGCGTATCCGCCGGAGGAACGTAGATCAACCCATCATCATCCACAAATAAAGTGAAGAACACGTCATAGCGTGGCTCGTGTTTTTCCATTTGGCATCCTGAATGTACTCCTCCTCCTCCTCCTCCACACCGAATACAAAGAGGATTGGGGGGTTCATAGACCAAGACATCCTGGGGCCGAAGAATGGTGAGCGACGTGCGGGATCGGAGAGACTCGACGGTTGTCCATCCGTTGCGCATACAGTCTTCATAGGCAGGAGCCGGCATGATGTTCCACAGCGTACGGTCACGACACGTCCACCCCTCTTCTTGAAACAGGGTGGAATACACATTGTCGCGAATCCAGTAGCAGGTGTGATCCTGCTGACTGCCGCCCCGATGCTCGGCTAACCCGACTCTCTGATTATTCTCATCGTACAGCCAGTACACTTGGAACTCGTCATTATCCCCCGAATAGGTAGGATCAAGATTCCCGCGAAACACTAGACGTCCATCGTAGTTGTACTCTTCGACGTCTGTATCTAAATCAAACTCGGCAATGTCGGTATCCGAGGGATACACGACTTTCCGATGAAAGGATAGCATTTCTTCTTACTTCACACTACGAAAACGAAACCATGATTTTTACGTCATGTTTCTTGAGCGATTTCGTGGCTGAATGGGACAGTTCGTGGCGCTTCTTGCGAGTATGCTCAGCCCCTGCCGTCTTTTTGGTGTCGCTGCCCTCTGCGACATTCATACGGATCTCCATATCGGCATGGATATCGTCGCGGTGCTCAAACAGGTAATCAATCACATCGTCTTCCATAGCCCACGCAAAGAAGTTCAGCTGGCCCACGGTAGTTGATACTCCCTGGAAATCAATGCGGGCGTGACGACAGAAGGGGTCGAACATCTTCTTGCTATACGCTTTGAGATGGGACTTGTAGGCCAAGTACACAATCACGTGCTTCCCAGCCTTGGAGATGTAAGACACATTGTTCATCTTGGAGTAATTGGTCACAA